GACTACCCATACTCAACATGATTGCTTTGTAATAGGCTCAGGCCCGTCCCTTGAGGGTTTTGATTTTGACAGGTTGCCTGCGGCGTTCCGCATAGGCGCCAACAAGTCCGCATGGCTGGCAAAGTGCGATGTGCTCGTGTCGGTTGACAGGCGCTTTCATCGTGAGTTCCGCAAACAGATTGAAGCGTTTCCCGGCGACAAGTTCATGGCGCGGGCAGAAGATGAGCCTATTCCCGGAGTGACATACGCTGCCTATGAGCGGGGCGAGGGGCTGTCAGAGAGTATCAGTACCCTGAAGGGCACGAATAGCGGGTTTGCTGCTCTGAACGTGGCTTATATTCTTGGTTACAAGCGCATTGGGCTATTGGGCTTTGATTTCCAGTGGACGGGCGGCAAGTCGCACTTCCATGGTGGCTATACATGGCAGAACAAGGCGGCGCATAGGCATTTGCGCACTTGGGCGCGGGCTTTTCCAAAGATACTGCCACAACTCACCGCAAAGGGCGTTGAGGTTATCAACTATGTCGGGCCAGAAGGCTCCGGCATTGACGTGTTTGAAAAGAGGCCATTGTGCGATCTCATATAATCATATGCGGACACTCGCGGGCCGGCACAACGCTGTTGCACGAGATTATGCGGCAATCCATGCCTGACTGGCACTTCTACGAGCAGGAGCGGACGTTCAGCCGTGCGGAGCACGACAAGGTGGTGACGAAGCGGCCTCTGGACGTGTTCAAGTTTGAAGCAATACGCGAATACGCCAAGTCAAATGATGTGCGCGTATTGCTCTGCATCAGAGACCCACGCTCCATTCTGACGAGTTTCCACAAGTCTGTGCCCGACGATTATTTTGTTGATGCTGATTACCAGTATTTCGTCACACGCAACAGGAAGACGAAAACGAACCCCGGCTTGATACCGGTTCACGACGCCATCATGCGAATGCACAATTCCGAGTTGAACACAGAGATAGTGAGATACGAAGACACGCTGAAACGGCCCTACACTCCCGGCAATACGCCGCCTAAGATGGCGCGGGCGTTGAATGGTGACAGGCCGATAGATGCGTCCAGACTTGACGCCTGGCGCGGACATATGGACAGGTTGGAAGACCAGTTCACGCGCTTCCCGAAACTCTATGACATAATGGCGGAATATGGCTGCGATACTGACGGTTTTACGTTCGGGCGGTGAATACAAGCCTGAGCACGTTTACAGGCTGGCAAAGCAGTGTCGGCCACATGGCTTCCTGTGCATGACGGATGTCCCGCTGGATGTGCCGTACTTCCCGTTGATGCACGATTGGCCGGGCTGGTGGGCCAAGATTGAACTATTCCGGTTGTCAGGCCCGATATTGTATATGGACTTGGACACAACGATTGTCGGAGACCTTGAGCCATTCCTTGAGGCTGTGGAGGAGCATGAGTTCATAATGCTGAGACCGTTTGCCGAAAGACGTAAAGGATGGGCGTCTGGGCTAATGGGTTGGAGTGGTGACTTGTCAGAAATATACCGCAAATTTCTGACAGACCCGACGGGCAATATGAACAGATGCCGCACGTTCAACAATTGGGGCGACCAAGGGTTCATCTCGAATAACACGCCTGTTGAGCCTGTCGCGTGGCAGGACGTTTTGCCGGGCAAGGTTGTGAGTTACAAGAAAGACGGCATGAAAGAGGATGCGTCGATAGTTTGCTTTCACGGCAATCCGAGACCTTGGGAGATAGAGGAATGAGAATAGTAACAAGTTGCCCAAGGTCAGGTACGACTTTGGTGATGAAGATGCTGAAAGCCTGCGGCGCAGAATTAGGCGATGTGGTTGGTGTGAACGAGCATCGTGAATTGCGCGAAGGCATCACGAAGCCGTATCTGCGTTCAATCGGGCATGACGCATTGGGGCAATCTTCTTTGCCGACTTATGATGAACTGACGCCAATGCCTGATTTCAGGGACAAGGTATTACAGGCAACCATTGGCGCTGATATTGTGAAGGACAACAAGATTACGCTTTTATGGCCGCTTTGGCATGAGCACTTTCCAGATGCCAAGTGGCTGCTTGTTTATCGTGATCCTGAAAAGATAGCGGAATCCTGCGTTCGCACGAATTTCATGCACTATTACGCGACGAAAGCGGAATGGCTTGAATGGGTAGAGGAATACCATAAACGCTGCTATGATTTGGAGCAAGTTGCCGATGTGATGTGGATTGAGCCTGCGCGAATTGTGAAGGGCGACACGGAGCATTTCAGGCGTGCGATTGATTGGCTTGGTTTCGAGTGGAATGAGCGGGCGGTTCTTGCTTGCTTCAACAAGGACAAGTGGCACGGATGAGACTGGACAAGGACGTAACCCGCTTGCTGGCAACGCATGGCTATGACCTGACGCTATCACGGCGTCTGGATGGTGGCAGTTATAGCACGACAACCGGCAAGGTGTCTGGCGGCACCACGACGACTGAGACAGTGCGCGGCATGTTCATCAACTACATGGAAGAAGAAGTGAACGGCACTTCCATTACGGCGGATGACAGGAAGTTGATTTTGCGTGCGCAGGGCATGACAATGGTGCCGGAAACGGGCGATTTCGTGGACAATGAGGTGCGTATTCTGGACGTAAGGAAGATCCAGTCTGGAGCGACCGTGATTGCCTACATTTGCCAAACGAGAGGGTAACATGACGATGGACTACATTGCGACGGGGAACTTTGCATGGCGCGGGCGGACCTACAAGGTGGGTGACGCGGCACCTGGCGATGAGGGGCTGCTGAACCTCGGGCTTATTGAGGAAGTGGTGGAAGACGATGACCCAGTATTTGGCGATTACGAAGACGCTGAGGGCTGAAGAACTCGCGGCGCTCTACAACAAGAACGTCGATGAAATCACCTACAATGCTCTTGTGAGCATGGCGGAAGTCATTGCTCAGACAAGTCCTGTCGATACTGGCACCTATGCGCGGAACCATGAAGTCGCGCTCAGAAGCGGCTCGTTCCAGCCTGATGTTGTGATTGACCCGAACGCGCCGAGAAATGTTCCGAAAGGGCCTCCGCGCGAATACGGCTTGGCGCGGATGATTGAAGACATCCAGTCGTTCGGTTTGCTGGATGAGGCGTCTGGAACAGTTGGCGGTTTGGCTGATCCGGGGCAGAAGAATTACGTTTTCCGCAATAGAACGACGCACGCAAAGTATGTTGAGCAGCGCGATGTTGATGGAAAGGTATATTCCCAAGCCAGACGTGAAGTAAACAACATCATCAATGAGGCATTGGCCAAGTCTGGAGCAAAAATACGATGACCGTAATGAACGATATTCGGCAGGCTTTGGACGCGCGACTTGCTGCCACAAGCGGATTGCCTTCGGTGTTTTTTGAGAATGTGCCGAATGAGCAGGTTCCGACGACTTCTCACGTTCGCGTGCAGTTCATTTCAACCTCGCGCCGCCCTGCCAATCGCGGCCCTAATCCGCAGCATCGCATTCAGGGTTTGTATATACTTACTGTTTGTACACCTGTTGACGAAGGCTCTGGATTGGCTCTGGATTATGTAGATTCCTTGCTGGACAGGTTCAACGGTTCGTCCGATGTGGCTGGCGTTGCGATTACAGTTTCTATTGAGTATTCTGAGGCCCAATCGGCCTTTGTCGATGAACCGTTTTATTGCGTGCCAATCGAGATAGCATGGTACGCCTACGAATGAGGAACACATAAATGGCCTTCGCACAGGGTTCGAGAAGCGCACTTCGGTATATTGCCGAAACTGTATTCGGGACAACTCCGAGTTCACCGACTTTCGCTGAACTGCCAATCAAGACGCATTCGCTCAATCTGACGAAAGAGCGGCTTGAGGGTAATGACATTCAGGCTGACCGTATGCCGCGCGTTGACCGTCACGGCAACCGCTCTGCCGGCGGCTCGATTGAAGTGGATCTTCGCAAGGGTGACTTTGACGAGTTCCTTGAATCTGCCTTCATGAACACCTTCAGCACGGACACGCTGAAGATTGGCACGACGCCACTGTTCATGTCGATTGAGGACGCTGCTCTGGACATCACGGAGTTCCGCCTGTTCACCGGCATGACGGTTTCGACTGCGACGTTCTCGATTGCACCGAACCAGATGGTGAACACCACGTTCGACATGGTTGGCAAGAACATGGCGCAGGGTTCGTCCACGGCTTCGTCCGGTGGCACACCCACTGCCATCAGCACCAACGCGCCGTTCGACTCCTACAACGGCTCCATCTTTGAAGGCGGCATTGCGACGGCCAACGAACTTGGCATTGTCACTTCGCTTGAGTTCTCCATTACCAACTCGTTCGCACCGACGTTCGTTGTTGGCGAAGACACCGCGCCGCAACTTGAGTTTGGCCGCGCTGTCGTTGAAGGCACGATGACTGTCTATTACGAGAACGAGACCCTCATCAATAAGTTCTTGAATGAGACGGAGTCGGAACTCCAAGTCGAAGTGGACGATCCTACGGGCAGCAACCCGTATACGTTCTACTTCCCGCGAGTGAAATACAACGGCGCTGATGTGCCTCTGGCCAACCCGCAGTCGCGCATCATCACTCTGCCGTTCGTGTCGCTCTATGATGGCACTGAGGCCAGCAACCTGACGCTGACGCGGACATCCTAATCCCCGCGCGGGATAAGAGGGGTGGCGGTTTTGTCGGGGGACCGCCGCCCTTCACCTGACACCCCCGCACACGGAGAAACCCGATGACCGGACTCCTTTCCATTGGAAAGACGAAAGACACGACTGACGTTGTGCTCTACCACCCGCAGACTGGCGAACCGCTGCTGAATGCAGACGGCACGCAAATGACCATCACTATCTACGGCCCGTATTCTGACCGCTACAAGAAGGTGACGCATGACCAGCAGAACCGGCGTCTCATCAAGGCACAGCGTTCTGGTGGCCGCATGAACCTCACTGCCGAGGAAATTGAGGCAGGCGCCTTGGAGGTTCTGGTGGAATGCACTGAGGCGTGGAACCTGACGCTGACGGACAAGCTGGAGAAGTTCGACAAGGCGAAGGTGCGTGAGGTCTACACCAGCATCCCTTGGGTGAAAGACCAAGTTGACGCTGCCTTCGGGGATACCCGCGCTTTTTTGGACTAGTCGAAGGCAATCTGCTCGACTTTGCCGAACACAGTTTCGACCTGTCCAAGACGGACAAGGGCGGTGTTTCCAAGCGTGAGCACTTGGAGCAGGTAGCACGGCAGACCGGCAGGGATGATATTCTTGCCGGTCCACCACTGCCTGATTGCGCTGCTTATGTGTGGGAGACGTTCTTGGAACTGCACAAGGGCCGCACCTATGGCATGAGCGGCCCTAATCCTTTATCCTATGGTGACATTGCGGCGTGGTGCAATCTCACCGGGATTACGCTATCGTCTTGGGAGATAGGCGTTATCAAGACGCTGGACATGGCCTGGATGAAGGCGATGAATGAGGGCGGCGAATAATGGTGGAACAGGTTGTCGGGCTAAAGTTCGTTGTTGAGGGGGAG